TTGCTGTTGGTAAAACAACTTTGGTTCCTACTTCTGGTCACACTGATCAATCATATACTGTAGAAGAATTCTATAGTGATATCGCTCAATCAGAAGTTTACACTGGTATGAAATTAAACAGTATGGCTGTGCAGTTACCTGCTACTGGTCTAACAACTGTTGACTTTGGTTTCGCTGGTAAAGACCTAACACAAACTGGCACTACTCAGTATTTCACTTCACCTACTGCACAGAACTCCAATGGTATCTTTGCTGCTGTTAACGGTGTTATGCTTGTAAACGGCTTACCTGTTGCTCTAGTAACTTCTGCTGACTTCTCAGTTGAACGTGCTACTGAAAACGCAACGGCTGTAGGTTCTAACTCTGTAGCTGAGATTTTCACTGGTCGTATCCGTGTTACTGGTAATATGAGTGTTTACTTCCAAGATGCTACTTTCCGTGGTTACTTTGACAGTGAAACTCCGGTGTCTATCGTATTAACATTGACCACAGATAGTACTGCTGATTCAGACTTCGTTACTTTTACACTACCTAAAGTTAAGCTTGGTAGCTTCACAAAGGATGACGGTGAACTCGGTACTGTAGCTTCTGCTAGTTTTACTGCCCTTTTGAATGACGTTGTTGATGGCGGTCTACCTGCTACTACAATTCAAATTCAAGATTCTGCTGCTTAATTAGTTAACCCTTAGTGGATATTGTGATAAACCCCTTGGTCAAAAGCCGAGGGGTTTTTCTTTATTTGTACTGCACTTATTTCATTTGCTTACACCTCTTGATTTATCTTGAATTTTATGTTATAATCAGTACTTCATTAACAATAACAGAAAGGAACTATTATGATTTTTGATCTAGCAAAACATAATTACACAGAGATTGCTGAAGTAGGCTACAAGTTTGAGCTAAAACTTCCCGGTACTGGTGAAGGTACTGGAGTATTTATTACAGTACGTGGCGATCAGTCCAAAACAGTAAAAGCTTTCGCTCGTAAAAAATACAGCGAATTCAAACTCCGTGAGCAACAAGCTAAACGTAGAGGCAAAGATGTTGAAGACATGACACTGGAAGAAGCAGAAGAGCTAGGTATCGAGTCTGCTGTTATTCGCGTTATCTCTTGGGAAAACATTACAGAGGATGGTAAGGAAGTTCCGTTCACAAAAGAAAACGCAGAGCGTATCTTTAAAGAGTATTCTTGGATCAAAGATGCAGTGATGGAGGAAGCGGCTCAACTGCTCAATTTTCGATAATCAAGAAATCGAACAAACTGTAGCTTTTGCAAAGCAAGAATTTGGTTTAGGTAGAAAGTCAAAAGACGGTTCTACCTTACGAGATCAACTAAACTCTGTATGGAGACAAACAGGTAAAAAACCTAAAGAACTTGATGAACTACTTGAGTTACCTCAAGGTTGTCTGTCAGTTTGGAAATGGTTTATTGACCTTCATAATGCAAGAGGTTCTAACGGTTTTGGAATCAACCCGATCACATATACTGAGATTAAATCATACTTTGATTTGATTGATTTGCAACCCGAAGAATGGGAAGTAACGTTGATTAAACTGCTAGACAATGAAGCATTAACAGCATATGCAAAAGAAGCAGAACTAGAGCGAAAGAAAAACTCTAAGAAATAATAGTTGCTTTCTCACGAGGGCATCTATGTATGTGTATCATCACGGTCCATATACATAGATTATAGTTGGAGAGATACATGAATAAAATTTGTAGTAAATGTAAAGAAGAAAAGTCTTTTGACAATTTTAGTAAAAGTTCATCCAGAAAAGACGGACTAAACCCTTATTGCAAACAATGTATATCTCAGAACAATCTTTTAAATAAAGAGAAAAGGGCAGCAACCAATAGAGTTTATTACGATGCAAACAAAGATAAAATCTCTGAAAAAGCTAAAGAACATTACTTAGACAACAGAGAAGTTATTATTGCTCGTACTAAACAGTATGCTGACGCAAACAGAGAAAAATGTAAAGAGCAAAGTAAACTCTATTATAAAGAGAATAACGATAATTGGGTAAATTACCGAGATAACAATAAAGAGCGAATTAAAGAGAACAAAAGAATTCGCCGTGAAACTAAGCTTGAACATGATCTTGCTGTTGCTGCTGAGTACAGAAAGCACAATCAGGACATTTTGGCAAGTAAAGCTAGGGAGCACTATGTCATAAATGCTGACAAGTGTAGGAAACGTTTGAGTGATTATCGTAAAAATAATCCTGAAAAATTTCTAGCTTTAGTTAATAAACGAAGGGCTACCAAGTTAAACGCCACTCCTGAATGGTTGACTAGTGCAGATTTTGCAGAGATTGAGGAATTATATTTGTGTGCAAGAATGTTTAAGTTGTACACAGGCGAAGATTACCATGTAGATCACATTGTACCCTTACAAGGTAAGAACGTATGTGGTTTACATGTACCTTGGAATTTACAAGTTATTCCTGCAAAAGAAAATCTAAGTAAATCAAATAAGATTTAAATGAAAGTATAAAATGGACTTAGCCGAACTTAAATTTGTTGTTTTAACTGACGACTTAGAAAAAGCAGCAACAAGAATTAAAGAGTTAGGTACGGCTGTATCTAAATTAAATAAACCAATGCAGGATTTAACTAAAGAATCTGCAAAGAACAGTAAAGAATTATCCAAAGCTGAAGAAGCCGCCGCTAAAGCTGCACTAGCGCAACTTAAGTTAGAACAAGCTCAAACAAAGAGCGCAGATTCTACAGGTAAATCTACAAGTGTACTAGAGCGTCAAACAATGATTCTCGGTTACATGGCTACTGGTCTATCAAAAGGTCAAGCATCTTATATGGCTACAGCTAAGGCTGCTGGTGCATTAGATGAAGAACTTGGGCAGTTAGAAACAACATTAAAAACTCAACGAAGTTTAATCGGTGGTGATGCCTTCGATAAGAGTATTGGTTTAATGCAAAAGCTTAGTAACGAAACTAAAGTTACTGCAGAAGTAAACAAACTATTCAATCAAAGTCTCGGATTAACTGAAAAACAAATGATTGAACTTGCTCGTGAAAAAGAGCGATTGATTGCTTTGTATAACCACGAGAAAAGAAGCTTAGATGGTCTAGATGCTGAGTACCAACAAATTATTAACAAGAGTGTAGAACTTAACCGTTTAAACGATGCTCGTACAAATAGTATGCGTCAGCAAGTTAAAGCGCAAAATGATACAGCTAAAGCTAACGAATACCTTGCGTCTGAAATGGACAGAGTTAATCGTTTGACTGAATCTAACGGTACAATCACAAGCGGTGTCAATAACAAGTTAATCAAGTTTGAACAAGCATTAAAGCAATCTGGTCAAACCGCTACACAACAAACTGCTGCACTTGAGCAATACAAAGCCAGTTTAATGTCTATTCAAAAAGCTGGCGGTGATCGTCAAGTTGATTATCTATCTCGTGCGTTAGGTCCACAGATTACGGATATTGCAGTTGGTTTAGCTACAGGTCAGTCCCCTTTGATGGTTATGTTGCAACAAGGTGGTCAGTTGCGAGATCAATTTGCCTTAGCTGGTGTAGCTGGTAAAGACATGGGCGACATGTTAACTAAAGCCACAATTGGTATGGCAAGTAGTGTAAAAGATGTAGCAATTGCTGTTGGTGGTGCATTAGGGGGTGCGTTCCTTGCTGCAGGTAAAGGTGCTAATAAGTTTATAGGCGATATTACAGGAATCTCTTCATTGCTTGAAAACATGCGGTATCAGATAGCTTTGATGCAAGGCTCTAATGGTATGCTAATGAACATGTTTAAAGGTCTTGCTTCTGCTATTGCTGTGATGACAGGTGTTATCCTTGCAGGTGCTGTTACAGCATTAATTGCATATGGTGTAGCTATCAAACAAGTCATTGCAGAAGAGTCTGCCTTATCAAAAGCAATTAATCTTACAGGTGGTTCTCTTGGTCTTACTACAGACTCTGCTCATGCTTTATCACAAGAATATGCTGGTTCTAAGGGTAACATAGGTGCATATGTTAACGCTATTACAGAGATTGCAAAAGCAGGTAATGTTACCTCTGACAATTTAAAAACTGTAGCTACAACAATTGTTGAAGTTAGTAAGATTACCGGAATCAGTGCAGATACACTTGCTAAGAATTTTAGTAATATATCAGAAAAACCACTAGAAGGTCTAATTCCATTTGCTAAAGAACTGGGTACAATTAACGTAGCTACACTAAAGCATATTCAGCAACTTGAACGTGCTGGAAAACATACAGAAGCTGCAAAGATTGCTACAGAGGCTTATGCTGGTGCTTTAAGAGGTGCAGGTAAAGCTATCAAACAGGACATGGGTTTTGTCGAAGATTTCTTTTTCAATGTAGCCAACGGTGCTAACATGGTTTGGAACGCTATTCTTAATATTGGTCGTGCTATACCTATTGCAAAACAATTAGCTGAAGCTAAAAAAGAATTATCCTCTCTACAAGCTGGCGATGGTTTCATGACAGAGCAGTATCGTAAGAATTCTATTCAAGCTACTAAAGGTGTAATTGAAGGTTTGGAAAAACAAATCGCTGCACAAAAGAAGCTTGGAGAAGAAAAGGCTAAAAACACTGCAGATGTTACCGCTTTAGAGAAAGAAGTTAAAGACGAGAAGAAAGTTAAGAAATTAACTGACGAACAAAAAGAACTCAACAGATTGCAGAAGTCTTATCTAAGTGATCTTGAGAAAATCTCTAGTTTAACCAACAGTTCAATTAAAGAGCAAGAAAATTATACAAAAGCTCAAAAAGCAGCTTTAGATATTTTTGCTAAACCTGAGTTTTTAAAGTATACGCCAGAACAAAAGATTCAACTTGCGCAAGCTATTGAACGTGCTCACGCTGAAGAACTAATCGCTAATGAATTAGAACGTCAACAGAAAATCAACGAGCAAGTAGTCAAAACTAGAAACGAACTAGTTGAAGCTGGTGCTAAACAATTGGACGCTTCTAAACAAACAACTCAAGCTTTAATCGACGAATCTGCTCTGTATGACTATAAGTTAACATTAGTAGGTAAAGAAGAAAAGGAAGCTGAGAAGTTACTTGCACTAAAGAAGATTCAAATTGAATACGAAAAAGAGATTGCTCGTATCAAATCTTTGAACTTACTTTCAGGTACAAAAGAAGATTTAGAATTAGAAGCTTATAAGCAGTTCACCTTAAAGCGTGAAAACTTAGATAAAGATGCTAACCTTAAAGCTGCATTAGATTTTCAGAAACAATTTGATAATCTCAAAACAGGTATCTCTGATAGCATTGTAGCTGCTTTATTTGAAGGTGGTAAATCAGGTAGTAAAAAACTTCGTGATGTCTTAGTCGCTGAGTTAAAGAAGCCTATCGTCGTAGTAGTAAAAGCACTTGTTGATGCTACACTGGGCGGTGTAACAGGTGGTTCTGCTGGTTCTTTCGGATCATCTTTAGTTGGTAATTTTCTAACTAAAACAGTAGGCGGTATGTCAATCGGTGGAGCTACAATTGCTGAATTTGGTTCTGCGTTTGCTCAAGGTTTTATGGGTAACTTGGGTACTGGTGCAGCAGTTGAATCAATGGGTGCAGCAACCTCTGGTGTATTTAACGCAGGTGCTTCTGTAGCAGGTGCAATCCCGTATGTAGCAGGTGCTCTTTTGGTGGCAAATGCTCTTGGTCTGTTTAAAACTACAAAACAAGTTGGTAGTGGTATTGAAGGTACATTAGGTTCAGGTGACATTAACAGTTACGCTACAATGCGTAAATCTGGTAGTCTCTTCAGTGGACCAAAATACTGGACAGAAAACAAAGGTAAGTTCGGTGGTTCTGATGCACTACAACAGTCATTCCAAGCGTTAAAAGATAACGTCACAATGATGGCTGAAGCTATTGGAGTATCTGCAGATTCTGTTGGTTCTTTCACAAAGTCAATCTCAATTAGTTTCGACGGTTTAACTAACGAGCAGGTTCAACAAAAGATCACTGATACATTCGGTGTAATCGGTAATGAACTTGCCGCTTTAGTCTTAGGTGTAGGAGGAACTGCAGAGCAATTAACTACTCTTTACAATAACGTAATGCAACAACGTTATGATCTAGAGACTCAGTTACTTGAGGTACAAGGCGATACGATTGCACTACGAGAAAGAGAACGTGCTAAAATCTATGATACCAATAAAGCGTTGTACGATCAGATCAATGCATTAAAAGACAAGCAAGAGGCTGATGCTGCTGCTGCTGAATCATTGCAGAAACTAACTGAAGCCACTACAAATATTGTAGATGAAATTAATCGCTTACGTGGTGTAAATACATCCAGTACTGCATTGGAATCTCAATTTGCTATTCTAACTGCACAAGCTCGTTCTGGCGATTTAGCTGCACTTGCACAATTACCCGATGTTACTAAAGGCCTTGAACAAATTGCAGCTTCTAGCGCAGTTAACGCAACTGATATTATCGTCGCCCGTGCAAGACTAGCGCAATCGTTGCAAGACACATTAGGTTATGTCGGTGCTAACGGTCTGTTAAGTTCTAATCCTTCTGCAGCTTCGGTTTCTACGGTATCTTCTGTATCAGCAACTGGTGCACCAACTTCTGTAAATTCATCCTCTAGTAACCAAGAGTTGTTAGCTGCATTAGTTACTGAAGTGCAAGGTCTACGTGCTGAAGTTAGAGCAGATGTATCACACAATGCTAAGACAGCTAAGATTCTAGAAAGAGTAAACCAAGACGGTGAATCTTTAACAATAACAACTTTGGTTTAATTAATAGGGAGGTCTTGACTTCCCTATTATTTTAGGATATAATATGAATTTAGTAAAGCCCGATACAGTTTCAACAACTGGTTCTATTACCAGAAGTACTGTTGGTACTTATTTCGATAGTACAGGTACAATGCAGACTGCAGCAATTAATGCAGTTCGTGTTGACTATGAACCAATTACAAAAGAGTTTAGAGGTGTGTTAGTTGAAGCAGCTAGTACAAACATTCTTTTAAACTCTACTACTCTTTCTACACAAAGTGCTACCGTAACAGCATCACAATATATCTTGTCTTTTTATGGTACAGGTACGGTGGTTTTATCTGGTGTTCACGCTGCTACCGTTGTTGGTACAGGTGCTTATCCGATAAGAACAAGCTATACGTTTACACCAACCGCAGGAAGTCTAACGTTAACCGTAACAGGTACTGTTCAAAAAGCACAATTAGAGTTAGGAGTTAACGCAACAAGTTGGATTTCAACCAATGGTTCTCCTGCAACTAGAGCAGCAGACATTATTACAGGCTCTGGTTTAGTTTATACTACACTAACTGAAAGTAGTCCAACATGGTCTAGTGCAACTACTTATATATTAGGTGCAAAAGTTGTATACGGTAATTATGGAACTTACGAAAGCTTGCAAGCCAGTAACTTAAATCATACACCACCGATTGTAGCGCCATATACTGATGCTTATTGGGTTCGTACAGGGCCAACTAATAAGATGGCAATGTTTGATGAACAACTCAGCAGTATATCATCTGCTACCTCAGATATCATATTTGCAATTACATCTAGTTCAGTGGATACTGTATCAATGTTGAACATTATTGCAGATAAGACTTCTATTTCAGTTACCGATGTTAGCACACACCAGACAGTATATCACAACTCACAACAATTATCTGGTGTGGAATCATTAGATTGGTTTAGTTATTTTTTCTATGATGAAGATACACAACGAACTAGTAGTTTATATTTAGATATTCCAAAGGTATCTAATGGTCTAATTTCTATTAAAGTCTCTGGTCTAGGTACATTATCAATTGGTACATTTATTTCAGGACAGTTGAAATCTTTAGGTGCTACACAGTATGGTGTAAACTCAGGAATTATTGATTATTCTAGAAAAGATGTAGATGAATTTGGTAATATTAATTTTGTAAAGAGAAACTTTAGTAAGCGCATGAATGCTACGGTATCTCTCACAAACGCTAACTTAAACAAAGTTCAACGTATTTTATATCAGTTCAGGGCTACACCTGTTCTTTGGATTGCAAGTACTGATGCTCAACTTGAAGAGCCGCTAATCATCTACGGATTTTATAAGGATTTCTCAACAGAGATTTCCTATCCAACGCACTCTATCTGTAATTTGCAGATCGAAGGTTTAATTTAATAAGGAATAAGAATGTCTATTACAGCATTACCAACCCCACCAAGTAGGCAAGACCCTACAAACT